GCGGGGATATCTTTTCGGGCAACATCCACGAGGAACTAAAGAACACCAACGAAGTCCCGATCATGGCAAGCATTGACTTTTGGGTGGACCCGTTCGTGGCCGGAATGAAAATGTTGGCCGACCACTACGGCAAAGTCCACGTTGCCAGCGTCGTCGGCAACCACGGGCGCAACACGCATAAGCCGGTGATGAAAAACCGAGTCGAGGACAATTTTGACTGGCTTTTTGCACGCATCCTGCAACGCGAGCTTTCTTCGGACTCTCGTTTCACTTGGGCCATACCGCTTACGGCGGACGTAATTTGCCAGCAGTACGATACGAGAATCCTGATGACTCACGGCGACCAATTCCGAGGCGGTAGCGGCATTTCGGGTATATATACGCCCATTAGCCTCGGAATGTTCCGTAAAGGTCAGAATTACGCCCAGGTTGACGACCCCTTTGATCACGCGATTATGGGGCACTTCCACCAATACCTTGTTGGCCGGAACTGGACCATCAACGGGAGCATGAAGGGCTACGACGAGTACGCAGCGATTAGCAATTTTGGCTTCGAGGCTCCCCAGCAGGCCATGTGGATTACCACACCCGAACGCGGCGTGACGTGGCAATTCGCCATTCAGCCATCGTCTAGGGAGCATGAAGGCTGGTGACCGTCATCGTTGCTCTAGTGACGCCGGAAGGGGCGTGGATGGGGTCGGATTCAGCGGTGGTATATGAAGGGTCCAGCACGGTCACCAGCACACCCAAAACTTGCCGGATAGGGGATTTTCTCATTGGCTACGCTGGACCCTTTGGGGCGTGCCAAAGTGCCGTCGAGTGGTGGCGCACGACACCCAACCCCTCGGTGCAGAAATATGCCAAGGAGGTTTCAATTAAGGGGTGTTCGTTGCTTGTCATTCAGCGTCGTTCAATTTACGAAATAGACGACGGCGGTGGCCTCATCACGGCAAGGAAACGTAGCGGGATTGCATACGCCTCCATAGGTTCAGGATTTGCCCCCCCCCTTGGTGCGCTGTATGTGGATGCCACGGATGGCGCATCGGTGCGTAAAGCTCTTTTAGCGTCCGCCCACCACACCACCGAAGTCCGCCCACCGTTTCGTGTGCTGTCGTTGATGCCCAAATAACCCCAGTTCCACCAAATTTTCTAAAAACTCTTGACACCCTATCCGGACACCGGATAAGGTGAAGACATGACAAAGGAGGTCATGATGAACAAGAATTTCAACCCCACCACTTTAAAACTGACCATCAACGGAACCGAGTACGAGGCCGGTGCGAACTTGTACCGTGCGGACTTGAGCGGTAAGGACTTGCGCGGTAAGGACTTGCGCGGTAAGAACCTTCGCTGGGCGAACTTGATGTTGACGAACTTGGGCGGCGCAAACTTGGCCGGCAAGGACTTGGCCGGTGCAAACTTGATCGATGCCTACTTGCGCGATGCAAACTTGGCCGATGCAAACTTGGCCGGTGCAGAATTGACCCGTGCCTACTTGACCGATGCGAACTTGCGCGGTGCAAAAAATCTCGACAGCGCCTACGGACTCTCCACCGTCACGGGCAAGCCCGCGTCACTCCCCGAAGGCTGGGAGTACACCGAAGGCAAGGGAATCCACAGGGAGGAAGCATGACAAAGGAGGTCATGATGGACAAACTAAGGGAGGGAATCATGAAGATACACCAACTGCACACGGGCGACCCCGACAAAGATGCTACGGGCAACCGTGGCATTGGTGGTTCAGCGGCATCGTGCATTTACGGAGCCAACCGCTATAAGTCGGCCTACAAGTTGTGGGCCGAGCTGTCTGGGCTGATAACCGACGACTTTACCGGCAACGCTGCCACCGAAGCAGGGCAGATGTTTGAACGCCCCATTTTGGAAAAATATGCAGAAAAGGAAAACGTTGCCGTTGCTGTTCTCCACGCCACCCTCGTTCACCCCGAATTTGATTTTGTTCTTGGAAACGTGGACGCATTTGAGGTAGAACCAACAGACAAATACCCCCGTGGCGTTGTCACAGACACCCACGATCTTGATTTTGCTCCCCTGTCGTTGGTGGAGATCAAAACAACCGGCATTGTCGGCAGGGGCAACGCGAAGGCGTGGGCCAACGACGGCGTGCCGCTCACATATGAATTCCAGGGGTTGCATTATTGCGCCATCACTGGCTTAAACGACGTGACCTACGTAGCGTTGGTTGGGGGTGAAGGGTTGCAGATTCGCCGTCGCACCTACTCAAACGAACAAATCGAAAAGCTTGTTGTGGACGAGTGCGCGTTCTGGGAGTTAGTCAAAAGCGGGCATCCCCCCGAAATTGACGAATCGGACTCCACGAAAGAAGCCCTATCGCAGCAGTACCCCGAGCCGGAGGAAGGGCTTGTAGTCGAGGCAGATGAAGCCATGTTGGGTTGTTTGGAGCAGTACGCCAGCGCCAAACAAGCGGAATCCGACGCCAAAAACGAAGTGAATTACTGGCGAAATCAACTGGTGGCGCAAATTGGCAATGCGGAAGCCGTATTTATTGGCGGACAGATCGCAGCAACATACAAAGTTGTGCAACGAAAAGAACACACTGTCAAGGCATCATCAAGTCGAGTTTTGTCGTTGAAGAAAGGGAAGGGAGAATGACCAGTAATTCGGAGGCTCGAAAGCGCCACGAGGAACGTACGTCGCCGGGGAACATCACAGAACGAGCGGCCTACGTTGCCACGCTGGAAGCCGAGGTAGCCCAACTAAAGAAAGACAACGCACGTTTACGGGCACGTTTGTTGGAAAACGGCAAAAGCCGTCACTCTGTATTTGTGGATACGCCAGGCACGGGCAACGTCCTTCCGTTTGTAAGCGGTTCCTCCACATCAAGGCTGGCCGCAGAAAGCATGACTGGAAAGGCCGGAAGCCTTCGACGCAAGGTGTACGACCTACTTTCGGAAGTTCCCTGCACGGACGAGGAAGGGGCCAAAATGCTGGGCATGAACCCTTCCACCTACCGTCCGAGGCGTGTCGAGCTGTCCGCGGCGCACCTTATCCAGCAAGTAGGGGAAATCCCTACCTCGTCAGGGCGCAGGGCAGTAGTGTGGGGTGTGGAGGAAAAGTGAGTTTCCCCGTTGCCCCGTAAGGCCCCCGAACTTTTTACCGGCAAAGACCTAGCGAATCTTCAACTGGAAAAGGATTTCCAACAACAGGTTGTCGAGTACGCAACCCTGAATGGCTGGCGCGTGTATTCAGTCCCAGATTCTAGGCGGGCCAGCATCGCTGGTTTTCCCGACCTGACGTTGTGGAAACCCAACAAGTCTCTGATTTTTGCTGAGCTGAAAAGAATGAAAGGCCGCGTCAGTCCAAGTCAGACCGTGACACTGGAAGAACTGAACTCCATCCCTGGCGTATGCGCTTATTTGTGGCGACCATCCGACTGGCCGGAAATAGAAAAAGCCCTTGGCCCCCCTCGGAAAAAATAGGTACTTGCAACACTCCCCAAACGGTAGTAGATTACGAAGTATCGTGCGCGAGTTATGTCGCATTGGCACCGGACTTTGCCGGTAGCCCAGCACGGAAACCTCACCAGTGGCTCATCTTCGTCCGCGCGGGTTGGTGCGCAAGTTCGATTCTTGCGGGTGAGGACCAAAGAGGGGATGCGGTCCAGCAATGCGCCCATCCCTACACATTCAATGTTGTGGGCCATCCATTACCGGACTAGCCCCTTGTTAGCCTTACGTTAGGTTCCCTTACAAAATGAAGCCCGAACGCACCATCGAACAAGCCGAATTGGACGCACAAGCGGCCAGACTTCGCGCCCGTGGCCTTACGTACCGCCAGATTGCTCAGGCGCAAGGCGTTAGCGCCACCACAGCTCACGACCGCGTACAACGCGCCATTGCAGCAGTACCCGTTGAAGCCGTAACCGAGTTGCGGGAGATCGAACTACACCGGCTTGACATGTTGCTGGAAAAGGTCATGGAAAAGGCCACAAGCGACGACAAGGGATTTCTGTTCGCCGTAGACCGCGCTCTCGCCATTGCTGACCGCAGGGCAAAACTACTCGGACTCGACGCCCCCCAGCGCCATGAGGTTATTACCCTCGACGCGATCACGGCAGAAATTCAGAAACTAGAGGCGGTTCTTGGACACCCTGGCGATTCGCAAACTAGCGGAGTTGAGGAAACTTCAAGCGTTACTGCTTGAGCAACAAAAAGCCGACCAAGCCCTAGCCATTCAACGGGCCAAGAACAGCCTGTACCGCAAACAAGCCCGAGATCAGCAGTTGCCCCCCGACGGAGATTGGCGAATCTGGCTGATTCTTTCCGGTCGTGGATT